AACAGGTCGTCAACATCAAACGGAACGTCAGGCGGCCACCAGCGGACAGCGACCAGCAGCTCTGCTAGGCCGCGTCGCCAGGTGCCGCTTCGGTAGGGTTTGCTGGCTCCTCAACGATCACGTCAAGGTTTTGGACCTTCTTGATGAAGTCGTCCAGCACGGCCGGCACGACGATTGCCTGACTCTTGGACGCTTCCCACGCAAGGAACAGCAAATCCTCGAAGCCGATGCCGTTCATCAGGTTTGACGCTTTGTTTTTGTAGCGCCGTTCCCACGCCACCAAATCCTTCAAGGAGGTAGTGACCTCTACTGGTTCTTGGTCGGCAAGGTTGTAGCGCAACGTGTATTTCATGTGGCTCTTCCTGTCGGGTCGGCTGAGCCGACGGTTACGGGGTTACGTCTTTGCTGTAGACGCCGCCAACGAAGGTGACGTCGACGGTGCTGAGGTTGCCCATGGTCGCGTTGATGACCGGCAGCTCGCCTAGGTAGGTGCCGGTCAGGGTGAACCCTGGGTTGGTAGCGCCGTCGGCACCGGACGTCGGCTTCACAATGACCGTGCACACGCCACCCACCACGTTTTCCAACGTCGCAAACGTTTCAGACGTGGCATACGACATGTAGAACGTCAGCGTCACTTCGTGGTTGCCGAGACCGTTGACGAACTTGCGGGCCGTGTCACCGAATGCGGTCGACTCAAGCGCGTCGTAGCGCTGCGTAAACGTGGCCGCGGTGCACTGGTCGGACAGGTCAACCGCGTTGACAGTGACGACAGGGTTTGAGAGGTAGGTGCTGGTGGGCATTGGGGGTCTCCTTCTTGGTTTTTACTCTACGGCTGTCAGGCTGTTTGGGCTTGCATTTTGACGGTCAACTCGTAGGCAGGCGCATCTACGCCGCCGATTGCGAGGGAGGCTGGGCGGCCGTCAATCACTGCCACGTTTTTGGCCATGACCAGCGCCACGATGGATAGCAGCTGGTCGAGGGCGTCTTGGTTGCCTGGGCCCGATGAGATGATGGTGCACGGCACGGACAACTCGACGATGTTGTAGTTCCACGCCGTAAACGAAGGGGCGCCGATGAGGACGCAGCCAGGGGTGATGTTCCGCGGGTCACGGACCGCAGGGACACCGGTAATAGTTGCGAGCGTGGTTTGGAGGTCGTCGAGCGCCTCATTGATGAGACCGGTGCCAGGCATTAGGCGATCGCAGGCCGGTCAATGCCAAGCAGCTGCTTAACCATGGCTGGCAGCGCCACGACGGTAGGGGTGCCCATCCCGTCAAACGTGGCGTAGGTGTCGCCGGACGAACCACGGGCACGGTACAGGGCAGCACCATAGGCGAGCACGCCGAGTTTGACGTCTGCGCTGGGCACGGTGGTCAGGCTGTCGAAGTATCCGGCCTGCATCCTGCGACGCCAGCAGAACTGGTTGGCAGCCTCACGAGCCTGCCCAATCAGCGTCGTGTCGTTAGCGGATGCGACCGTGATGTTCAAGTAGTTCGTCAGTTCCTGCGTTGACACCCACGTGCAGGTCGGCGTATAGGTGACAGTGCCCGACGCGGCCTGCCGCTCCACCGTTGCCGCCGTCTTGGCGTACAGCACCTGGTTAGCAATCAGCACCGAGTAGTTGTAGAGCAGGTCACCCTCGTCGTCAACGCCAATCAGCAGATACTGGGGCAACGCATACACCGTGTAGGTGCCATTAAACGTTGCGTCGACGCCGGTGACAACGATGGACCCACCGACCTCAAGCTCCGTCGCAGTGAGGAGCCCGAGGACGGCGTAGTTCTCTGTCAGCTGTTTATGTGTGACCGTGTAGGCGGCCATGTGGCCTCCTACAGGGTTAGGCGATCTCGACGAACTTGCTGGCGTCGATCATCAAGGTGGCGAGGTATCCGCGGAACTTGATGTACCGCGACAGCGAACCGTCCGCGGCCTCGACCTGAATGGCGCCCTTCTGCTGCTCGTAGATCTCGAAGCCGTCTGCCGCTCCGATTGCAAGGAAGTCGCTCTCGTACGGGCAGACGACGACTGACAGGCCGAAGGCGTTGGCGTTCAGCGTGCCAGGCGAGACGTTGCCAAAGGCGTTCATCGGTCCGACCTGCGGGAACAGCGGACGGTCAGCGGTGTCGCTGAGCGATCCGAGGGCTCCCCAGAACGACGGGCTCACAAACATGTGGGTGGGCAGGTGCGTCGACGCATTCAGGATCGTCTGCGACGCGCCGTAGATCCACTCCACCCACTTGGCTGGGTCGGTCGTGTCAAACGCTGCGCGGGTCGTGGTAATGCCAGCCTTGAGCGCAGCCTCGACTGCGTCCTCGGTCTGCTTGGCATAGACGCGCGACATGTCATCGAGGAGGAGGCCGATGATGCCCGGCTCCGCCATGTCGATGTCTTCTTCTGAGACGCGTACGAAGCCGCCGTAGAGAGTCTTCGTCACGTTGTTGTTGGACACGACAAACGTGCCAGAGTCCAGCGCCTGGTTCTCGCCGTTGGACAGGCCAATCGTGGTGTTCGTGGTGACCTTCGGGCGGCGGAAGATCTTGCCGCTGCCGGGCATCGCCTTGACCCCAATCGCATCCATGACAGGCCTGCGACCGATCAGGTTGTTGTAGACGGGTCCCGTGATCGGCTCGGGCAAGATGCCAGGCGTGTCGGTCGTGAGAACGTCCGGCGCAGCGGCGCGGATGTTTGCAAGGAAGTCAGCGGCCTCGGTGCCACCGGCAAGCAGCTTTGCGACGTACTCGGATGCCGACGGCATCTTGAACTGCCGTGGCTGGGCGAACAGGACCGGCGCCACGCTCGACGCCTCGATGACTGCGGGGGACTCGGACACTTCGATCTCCTTGGGGGTTGCTTCATCCGTCACGATAGCGACGTCTGGGGTTTCTGTGTGGATTTCCTGTGCTGCGGCAGCGACGTCGGTGATCGCGGCACCAGCGAACGCCGGAACTGGCACCATGCTGAGTTCCAACCAGTCGGCTGCGGTGATGACCATCACGCCGTCCTTGTCGTACTTGTATTTCGTCGGATTGACGCCCACGGAGACGGAGTCGAGGACGCCCTCCATTGCAAGGGTCAGCGCTTCGTCGCCGGCTGCGGTTGCTGCGATCTTGGCGGAGAACAGCATTCCCTCTTCGGTGTCAACGCGCTCGGTGACCAGGCCGACCGGCTGGGTTGCGTCGTGGTACAGGAACAGTTTGGGGGCTTTGCCCTCGGTGGGCAGTGCGCCCTTCTCAAACCGGACTTCGGTGCCGTCGGTCACGGTGGCTGACACGCCGTAGGGCACTGCGATACCAGTGATTGTCCGCTTGGGGGCGCCGTCCGGTGCGGCTGCGTCAATGGTGATGGGGGCGGTGAACTTCAGCATTAGGCAAGCCTTTCCTGGGTGTTTTCTTCAACCTCCGGCATGTCCGCCGACGGTGTCACTGATTCGAGGTAGTCGTCGATGTTGAACTTGACGCAGGTGCCGTGGGGTAGCACGTTGTCCGAAGACAGGGTCTCCTCGATGCAGGTGATGAGAGGCTTGAGGCCGAAGATGTACAGGTCTTGCCGCGCGGACTCGGAGTTGGTGTACGAGTACGAGCCGGTGGCGATTCCGAGCAGGTAGGGCGGTACGCCGATGGAGCGGCACAAATCCTTGGAGCTGTACTCGATGGATTCGTTCAGCATCATCTTGTCCGGTGTCGCGAAGGACTCCTTGACCTCGATGAACTCGTTGACCGCGGCCGTCTGGTTGTTGATTCGTGCCTGGTCAAACGCTGCGGCAAGGTCAGCCAGTTCCTGACCGGACAGCGGCTCCCCTCCGGTCTGGCGAAGCACGACGCTAGGAATGCTGGTCAGCGCGTTGCGGTAACGGGCCTGCTCCAACTTCAACGCCGTCTCAATCGCCTTGGGCGTTGTGTAGATGAGACCCTGGTTGGGGCTGATGAACTGCACCACGTCGCGGTAGTCCACCATTTGCCCGTTGAACTCGACCTGCTTGGACGGGCCGTAGAACACAGGACCAGGCTGATCCACGGTGGTCACCATGTTGGTTGGCATACGGGTGAAGTTCTTCGGGTAGCCGTCCGCGTACCGTTCGGTCACATAGAGGAACGCTCTGCCAAAAAACAAGAGGTCATCGGTCAACCACGCGAGCAAAAAGTTGTTCGAGACGCCTTTGTCAAGACGGGCCAGCCATGACCGTGGAGCCTGCGACACCTGCTCCATGTAGTCGCCGTTCCACATCAGCCGGTACTCGCCGAACTGCAGGCTTGAGATCGTGCCGCAAATCAGGTCACGGGCACGGGTCACCGTAGGGATGCTCATCGCACGTCGACGCGCTTCCGACGTCGCGTACGTTGTGAAGTTCCCAATCTCCTTTGCGCCGACGTTCATACCGGAGCCGGACGCAGCGGCTTTCTGCACTGGGTGCGAACGGGAGAAGAGTGGCATGTGTTCAGTATGGCGTGTAAGTGCCTCCGGTGACGGGCAAGCAGCGGACCCGATCCCGACGAAAGGCAGCTACCAGGGAGGTCGCCACCGGAGGCAAGGCGGAGGTTAGCGGCTGGCAGTCACGATCATTGGTTTGCCGGTGGCTTGCGGCCGGCTTGTCATCGCCGCCGCCCACACCATGCATCGTGCCAACTCGATCGGCCCTGGCGACCGCTGGCTGGATAGGGCGACCGCATTCTGCGACCTGACCGCCACGGCACGCTGCACATGTTCAGCCAGCATCGCCTCACCAGTGTGCACTAGCACCCCCTGATCGATGAGCTGCTTGACCGCGACCGTCCACTTCAACAGTTCCGCATAGCCGACCACCCCGCGTCGCTGTTCCAATGCGACCGGCCAGTGCAGGTCAATGGTTGGGGTAATCGCAAACTTGATTTTCGGGTTGGCTGCCAGCCGTTGCACCTGGGCAAGACATTCGGCGATCGTGTCCACATGGAACTCGACGGTGACGCACACCCGTCCGTCCGGCAGGCTGACCGACCGGACAGCAAAGTAACGGGAGTCATCCACGCTGGTCTCAATCGCGACGATCCCACCGTCCGGCACCACGCCGTCGTACTCAAGGGCAGGCCATGTGCCAGGTGGAATCCAGCCACGGTCGGATGCGACCCAAAGGTTGACCGACGCGCGGAGGAAAGCGGCACGATCCGGCGACTCGGCTTCAGCAGCCAACGTCTCCAGCTCAAGCGTGTGCCCGAGGGCAGGGTTCGCGTATTCCCATGCGGCTGGCGTCATCGGATCTAAGTCGGGTGGCGGTGACCATTCGGCAAAGTAAAAGCGGCCGGCAGTCGCCTGGTCAATCGCCCGGATGCCCTGCTCGCGGTACCGCTGGAACACGGTCGACGCCTCCGTGCCTGCAGTCGACCACATCGCCAGCAGAGGGTTAGGACGTGCCCTCATTGTCGGCACCAGACCTTGGTCGATCGCCTCGCCGGAGATGTCCCAAATCTCGTCGGCAACGATCAAGTCGCAGCTCAACCCGTGACCCACCGACGGGGACGCAGCCTTGATAAGCCAGCGTGACCCGTCCACCATCTTCACTTCGTTGCGCCCGTAAGCCCGAGAGACCTTCGCCCCAAACTGTGCCTCAAGAATGTCCGCCAACCGGTGAAACAACTCGACCGCGACGTCCAACCGGTGCGCAGTCGCTCACACGGTGACCGGTGCACGACGCGCAGCCTCCTCCGTCAGATACCAGCCCACCAAGGCTGCCAGGGCAGTCGTCTTTCCGTTCTGCCGAGCCGACGACACCAACCCAGTCCGATGCACAAACCTGCCAGCCTCATCCAAAGCCGTCAAACCGCCCAAAGCGTGCAGTTGCCACGGCATCAGATCCACCCCCAGGTGCCTCTTTGCCCATCCCCCCAGATCCGCAGCCCTCGAACGCGACCGATCCGCCACCATCGTCTCTAGGCGTGGTTCATTATGCCCAACACCGGTCAGTCCGGGCTGGTCGCCTTCCTTTGGGATATTCCAAACTTGGGTCGGGCCTTTTTT